GGCCAACCATGCCGAAGTCGTGAACGGCGTTGGCGACCCGATCTCCCTGCAGCCGTCAAACTGCGTGCAGATTTCGGCTGGCGGCACGATCACCGCAGGGCAGGCCCTCAAGGCCACGACCGCGGGACAGGCCATTGCCACCACCACGAGCGGCGATGTCGCCCTCTTCGTTGCCCTTGAAGGTGCGGCCAGCGGCCAGATCTTCTGGGCGTACCGACTCCCCGCCACCAAGGCGATTCCCTGATTCTTGACCCAAAGGAGGTCACACAATGGCTTATGTCGCAGTCGGTGGCGGACTGAACACCTACGTCCCGTCCACCAACGCCCTCGCAACGGGCGCTCTTCAGGTCGAGTTCACCCGTGCGGTGAACACGTTCCCCATCACCAAGTACGCGCAGATCGTTCCCGCCAACCAGATGACCGGGTACTACCTCCGGCTCAACTCGGATGACAACGTCCGCGTGACGGACGTGAACGAGTTCATTTGGCCGCTCGGCAACGATCGTCCGGTCGGCAAGACCAACGAGCAGGACTTTGTGGCCTTCACGTGCCAGCGATACGCCTACCCGTTCTACATCCCGAACGAGACCGTCAAGCAGGCGGCGTGGGACGTGGTCGCGCAGCACGCTCGCAGCAAGGCGCAGCTCGCCATGACCGCCCGGTCCATGCGTATGGCCACCACCCTCACGGGCTCGGCGGCGCAGACGGCGTTCAACAACGTCGGCAACTACGCGGCGACCGGAACGGCTTCTCCGGGCGGCGGTGTTTGGACCACCTCCACCACCAACATCATCCAGAAGGGCATTCAGGGCGCTCTTCAGAAGATTGCGCTTGCGACTGGCGGCGCGGTGCGTGGCGAGACCGACGTGATGATGGTGATCTCGCCCACCGTGGCGAACCTCCTCTCGTCAACCCAGGAAGTTCGTGACTACGTCAAGAACTACCCCGCGGCGCTGCCCTTCCTGCAGGGCGCGGACACGTTCGCCAAGTACGGCCTGCCCCCGAACCTGTTCGGCGTTCAGGTCGTGGTCGATGACTCGGTCAAGGTCACGACCAAGAAGGGCGCGTCAAGCACGACTCGCAGCTTCGTGTTCGGGAACTCGGCGGTGTTCGTGAGCCGCCCGGGTGGTCTGGTCGGCGTTGAGGGCTCCACGTCCTTCAGCACCGTGCAGCTCTTCGCGTTCGAGGACATGACGGTCGAGAACTGGGACGATCCGAAGGATCGCCGCATCGAGGGCCGCGTGATCGACAACAGCACCTCGGAGCTGGTTGCCCCGGTCTCCGGGTACCTGGTGCTCGACGTGACCACCTGACCCCCCAAGACGCACAGGGGGGCGGGAGGCTTCGGCCCCCGCCCCCCTTGCGTCATAGGAGACACGCATGGCCTACGCGACCTACGCGGACCTCGAGAAGGAACTCGACTCGCGCATCATCGCCGAGCTGTGCAGCGACCAAGGCAACCCGAGCCTTGGCGCGAACCCCGTCACCACGATGGCCCTCGAGCGGGCCACGGCGACGATCAAGGCATACGCTCGGGTGGGCAACATCTACACCGACGCGGACCTGACCGCGCTGGCTGCCGCGAGCGACTACCTCATCGTGAGCCTGACCGTGGATCTCGCCACCGAGGTCCTGTTCCGGCGCCGCGCCATGAAGGTCCCGCCGGCGGTCGAGGAGCGCATGAAGCGGGCCCACGAGATGCTCGAGCACCTCCGGGACGGCCGCACGATCTTCGGGGCGCTCGCCAAGGCCGCCGAGGCGGGCCTGCCCGAGGTCCGGGCGACCCCCCTCCAGACGGCCGCGTGGTACAACAACGTGTCCACGAGCGCATTCTTCCCGCAGCGCCGCGGGAACACGATGCCGGGGGGCTGACCGTGGCCCACAGCCCAGGCGACGAGCCAACCCGCCGCGCCATTGCCAAGGCCCTCCGCAGCAAGGAGGTCCGCGACGGCATCGCCGCGGCCGTCGCCCGGTACGCCAAGGCCCACATCGCCAAGGGGGAGGGCCGCGGCCCGTCCGGGCAGGCGGTCGCCCTGAAGCCCCTGAAGGACCTCGAGACCGAGTTCTGGACCCTGCGGAAGCCCAAGGATGCCTCGGCCATCCTCGGCACCCGCCAGCGCACGGTGCAGAAGGTCACCAAGACCAAGAAGGGCATCAAGGTCCGCACGGTCGAGGTGACCGAGTATCGGCTCAAGGGCACCTCCTACCGTGCCGGCGGGCAGCCCCTGCGGGACACGGGGAACCTCGTCCGCAGCATCGGGGCCCGGGCCGAGTACGCGGGGGAGACCAAGGTCGAGATCATCCTGACGGGCCCGCTGTACGCGATCTTCCACGAGCTCGGCTTCGAGACCTCGGGGCCGAACTACATCCCCATGTCCAAGAAGGGCAAGCGGCAGCACGCGACGGGCAACAACCCCGACAGCGAGGGCCTGACCGAGGGCAAGGACTACATCATGGCCTGGAACGGGGTCGAGGTCCCGGCGCGGCCATTCCTCGTACCGACCACGAAGGAATGGTCGGACATCGGGCGAACGATTAGACTAGGGCTCAAGAAGATCCTCAAAGGAAGGTAACCCCCCATGCCTGCAAGCATCATCGTGTCGGGTCCGTGCATGATCCAGGTCGATCTCGGCTCTGGGTACGTGGACATCGGGCAGACCGACAACGACAACCTCCCGCAGATCAGCGAGAACGACTACACGCACGAGATCAAGACGGTCTCGAGCGGGCAGGCCCCCGAGGAGGTGGTCGTGCAGGGCATCGACGCGACCGTGACGGCCACGCTCGTCAAGTGGGACGCGGCGGTCCTGACGAGCCTGCGGGCCCGCCAGCGCGGCGCGTTCAACACCGCGACCATCGGCCGCCTGCTCGTCGCCAACAGCGGCACGTTCGGCCTGAAGATCCTGCCCCTGACGGCGGGCAAGACGGCGTACATCTTCGGCCGCTGCTTCCTCCCGCCCAACGGCGTGGTGACGAGCCAGTTCGGCAACGTCGAGCAGCGGGCGGGCCTGACCGTGAAGGCCATCCCGGGCGCGACGGGCGCTCTCTACACCACCGCCACCACCTGACCATGATCGACCTGACCTCCGACAACGATCCCCTCCTCTTCCGCGCCGAGGTCCCGGCCGGCTTCGTCATCATCCAATGGAACGAGGTCATCGCGGCCATTGGCCAGAAGGACGAGTACGAGCTCGCCGACGTGACCGCGGCCATGCGGAAGGTCGCCCGCACGCCCGAGGTGGCGGCGCAGGCGACCGACGAGCAGCTCTTCGGCCTGTTCGTCCGCATGAAGGCGGCAGCCGAGCGCGTGGGAAACTGACACGGGCGGCCGCCCTCTTCACCGCCACGTACGGACGGCCGCCCTCGGACTTCGACCCGGAGACCGCTATGGGCCTTGCCGTGAACATCCCCGCCATCGAAGCAAGGCAGGCGCTCATCATGGCGCAGGGCATCGCCATCGCCTTCGGCTCGCCCGAGCTGACGCAGCAGACGATCCAGCTCGCCACCGGGGACGCGGCGCTCGCATGGAAGGTCCGAATGCAGATGCAGCATGAGCGGGGTGGCGCATGAGCGTGCAGTCGAACGCAGACGTGTGGATCGCGCTTCGGGACGAGATCCGCACCTGGGCCATCGCGGCCGGGTACGGCGGGGCGGTCTACCTGTCCGAGCGCCCGACCGACGAGACCATCTCGCAGTACGCCTTCCAGATCGTCCCGGGCGGCGACAGCGCCATGCACCCCCGCAGCGGCGTGGGGCTGCTCGAGGCCACGATCACGATCACCGTCTGGTGGCGCAACCTCCTCGACCCGACGAACCAGGCCACGGAGCGCATTGCCGGCGCGTGGGGCATCGAGCAGCCCGTGGACGGCCTGCGGCAGCTCCTCATCCAGAACACGCTCGGCGGCCGCCTGACCATCCCGCTGACGTGGCGGTCGGGCGGCGTGGTCGAGCCCGTGGATGACCTCCCGGGCTGGATGCGCGGCACCGAGACCTTCCTCTGCGCCTTCGAGATCGACTGGAGCGTCTGACCCATGCAGGACCTAGGCAAGATCACCGTGGACGTGGTGACCGGGGAGGGCGGCGGCGGGAGCGGAGCCCCCGAGGATGCGGAGAAGAAGCTTGGCCTCGGCGAGATGCTGAAGGGCCTGCCCGGGCTGTTCAGCGCCGTCAAGGCGAACGGCCTGAACCTCGCCAAGAGCATGGACCTCCTCGACGGCATCCTCGAGGACAGCGGCAGCAAGTTCGGGAGCTTCCTGACCAAGGCGACCTTCGCGCTCGGCCTGACGGCGTTCGCCGCGTCCGCGGCGGTCAAGGCGTTCAAGGCCATCTACGACTCCGTGATGAAGCTGCACCAGTTCATCATGGCCGCGGCGGATGACTTGCGGGAGTTCAGCCCCGCCATCCAGCTCGCGGACATGACGAACGAGATCGCCATGACCATGCAGAAGTTCCGGCTCGGCATGGTGGTCGGTCCCGCCATCGCCAACCAGGTGGCGCAGGCGGGCCGCATTGAGCGCAGCCTCTCCCAGATCCGATCCTTCGCCGCTGGCGTGGGCG